AAAAAACAAGGACAACTATGATCGATGTAGCACTACACGCAGAAAAGATTGCGATTGCATTGTTGGGTTCGCCCAATGAGAAGCTCAGTAGCGACAGAGAACTAAGATTCGGGCGCAAAGGCTCACTTTCTATCGATCTCTCAAAAGGCACATTTTACGATCACGAAAACGAAGAAGGCGGCGGCATGTTGTCACTCATCAAGCGTGAACGTGGCGATGCAAGCATTACAGAATTTTTAGAAACACTCGGTATCACTGATCAGAAGCTACCGCCAGTGAGAAACAACGACACACAGATACAAAGCAAAGAATACAGCTCAGACGAAATGAGAGCGCTTGCAAGCAAAGCAGAGATCTATTCTCGCTTCAGCGATGCGTTCTGCACAATGCGATTTGAAGGCAAAATTTATCGCCCTTTCACGCGCATTGATTCAAACAAATGGATCATGAAGCGCCCAGCTGGATTGATGCCACTTCTTATGAGTGATGGTGACTCAGCAAAGCCCGTCATCGTAGTTGAAGGTGAAAAAGCGTTTCTCGGAGCGAAAGAACTCGCAAAAGAGAACATCATCTGTGCATGGCACGGCGGTGTCTCAGCATTAGAGCAAAGCAACTGGACACAGCTCAAAGACTTTAACGAAGTGATTATTTTCCCTGACAATGATGAGGCGGGCTTCGATTGTGCAATTGCATTAAAAGAAAAGCTCGAATCGCTGAACATTAAAACGAGCATTGTAAAACCGCCAACGCATTGGAACGAAAAAGACGATCTATACGATGCTTATGAGCGACAAGAATACTTCGATGTCGTTAAGTATGCGAGAGACAACGAATATCACAAAGAAGCGTCACACACTGTCGTTTATCACGATTATAAAGCGTTTAAAGACATTGAGTATCCACCGAAAGTATGGCTCATCGAAAATCTCATGGCGAGATCCAATCTTTTCATGATTCATGGCGCGCCAGGTCATTGTAAATCTCTGAGTACGTCTGTTATGTCAATCGCACTCGCATCAGGCTACAACTTCGGTCACTACAAGATACCGAACGCTGTCAAAGTCGTTTATATCGATGCAGAAATGCCACCAAACGCGATGCAAGAACGTCTAAATCAACAATTGAACATGTTTAGTGCTGAGTCTTACGAGAGACAAAAAGAGCTTATACAGCGCGTTGAAAAGAACTTATTTATCGTGTCGCATCACGATCAAGAGCATGGATTGTTACCGCTCAATACAGAAGAAGGAAAAACATGGTTCTGGGACATGATCGAGAAAATAGATCCTTCCGTAGTTGTTCTTGATAATCTCCTCACACTCACAAGCATGACGGACTCAAATCAAGCTGATGAATGGATATCAGACGTGCAACCGATATTACTTAAGTTGCGTCAACAAGATCGTGTCGCATGGTTCGTTCATCATTCATCAAAAGCAGGCACCCAACTTGGGAGCATGTCAAAAACTGTTGTATTAGACGCTGTATTGAAGTCAGAGCTGACGAACACAGAATCAGATGCGTTGCTCGACATTGATGCTGAAACGTATGAAACGTCATTTAAATGGGTGTTCGAAAAATCACGTCATTTCTATGGTAAAGATGCACTGCCAATTTCGTGGCTCTACTCAAACGGAATCATGTCAAAAGACAAAGATGATCTCGAAATGAGACGTGAAATCGTTGCACAAATGATCAATGAGGGAGCTGACAAAGATGCAATCTCAAGCAAAACAGGCGTGTCAGTTAGAACAATTGAGCGTGATATTGCGTATGCAAAGAGCAATAAAATGATCGATGAAGAACCACCTTTTTAATGATGAATGAAGAGCAAATATTTCTACCTGAGAAGTTTAACTGCCCTACTCTGATTAGTTTCAGTGGTGGCAGAACATCGGGTTATATGCTCTATAAGATCATCGAGGCTTACGATGGTGTGCTTCCAGACGATGTGCATGTTTTGTTCGCAAACACAGGGAAAGAAATGCCTGAGACTTTGGATTTCATCAATGACTGTGCTGTGAACTGGAATGTCAATGTCAGATGGTTAGAGCTGGACATACACGATGAACGACCCATCTATCGCACCAAAGAAGTCACATACGAAACAGCATCAAGGAATGGAGAGCCTTTCGAAGCACTTATAAGGAGAAAGAAAATGCTGCCAAATGTTGCACAAAGACTTTGCACAATAATAATGAAAATCGATGTGATGAATCGCTTTATGAGATCGCATGGTTATAAAGAATGGGCGAATGTTGTTGGACTCAGATATGACGAGCCATCAAGGGTTGCCAAACAAAGAAAACAGAATGAGTCAGGCAAAAACAAATGGACATCGCTTGTGCCACTTTATGACAACAAAGTCATGGTTGAAGATGTTGCTCGGTTCTGGGAGAGCAATGATTTTGATCTGAGATTACCCAATCACAACGGCAAGACACAGGCTGGAAATTGTGATCTTTGTTTTTTAAAAGGCACAAAAACATTAATTAAAATAATACAAGAAAAGCCAGAGTTGGCTGATTGGTGGATTAAGCAAGAAGATGGAATAAAAGAAATGAATGTGGGCACAGAGTATGAAAACAGGACAGTCAGCACATCATCATTTAATCGCACAAGAACATACAAAGATTTAGTTGAAATGGCAAAGCTCGATGCAAAGCAAGTGGAATTGTTCGATGACGATTCGAGGAGTTGTTTTTGTCATGATTAATTTCAGTGAAATGTTGTACGAAAACAACAAAATAGAGCAAAATAGTGTCAAAAGCGTGTCGCAAAACGCGTTTTTTTCAGAGCAATTTGAAAATGCTTGCGACATGAGTTGCGACATGAGTTGCGACATCAAGAATCCAGTAAAATCAGTGCTTTCAAGCAATTGCGACACCACTTGCGACACCACTTGCGACACTGTTGCGACACTGCGACACTACGACAGACTCTATAAGAGTCGTAGTCGGTGTCGTGACGATTTGTCAGTAATTTTTTGTTTATTCTTTTTGAGTCTTAATTATGAGTAAGAAAGACGTAGTGACACCTGATATGTATCGTAAAGTCAGTCAAGATCTGAAGAATAGATCGACTGAAGCGTATACGAACTATTTGAAGCGAAAAGTACAAGTGAGCTGTGATTGGGGTTACGAGCGTCTAATCGAAATACAACCAATCGATGATCAGAAGAATATGAGACGTTTGATACAAATGCTTGATGACGCACGATCTAAGTTTGATGATGAGAAGATACTGACTTACAGCGAAAGCATGATTCGTGGCTTTGATAAGTTTATTGATTATGCAAAATTCAGAGGATTTGATGAGCTGAGTCCAGCTATGTGGGTTGTTAAACATCCTCACAATGATTTGCAGATTATTGTTGTAGAGAACGCAGAAGAGTTACCGAAAGCGTGTGCAATGTCACACAAAGAGAAACCGAGTTTATATTTCAGCATAAGAGAGTTGCTTGCTCTAATCGATGAAGATGTTTTTGATCTAAAAAAGAGATTCAAAGATAGTTTTGGCAATGTTGAGATTAAATCGAGAAAACCAATAACAAAAAAAGATATAGAGGGTGTTGCATTACAAGATGAGATAGTTTGAGTGGTTCATTATAAAAATCAGCGTGGAAGCGCAGGCGAAAAGCTAGTAGAAATATTTTTCATGATGAAAGGTATTCCATGCTTCTCACCCTCTGCTATCAATAGCAATCGAGACTTAGTGATACAAATTGATGACAACTTTTACGGAGTACAAGTGAAATCTGCTTACAACGCACATAAAGAAGAAACAAGAAATTTTGAGCGATACAAGTTTAATTTTGTAAGCAAAGGAAAAAAGCAATACGACAAAGATGTGTGTCAGATCTTTGCGCTTGTTTGTTTGAGATCGAACTACATTTATTTTTCAAAAAACAAAGGTCAAAAAAACAAAAGCATAAATGTCATTGATTACTGCGAAGAGTTACAAGAGCAAACATACGAACAGTTATTGAAAGATCTAAAAGAATAAACAGAATTTACAAATAACAGAGGGTATATAATTATGGAAGAAAAGCATGAACAAAAAGACAAACAAGAATTGAGCATTGAAACTGTAGCGAAATACTGGAGTCATCGTGGCTTTGTCGGTAGAGAGTTAGCGTATCGCATACAAGAGACTCTAAGACTCGGTGAAATTGTCGATGATTCAAACGATGCTTGTAAAGTTTGTGAGTAATTAAATGGCAAAGAAGACTAAAAAGAACCCAAAAGGCGCAGGAAGGAAGCGAATAAAGTTTAATGACGATGAATTGCGAGAGGTGTCGAGAATGGCTGGACTTGGCATTTCTGAATCAAAAATCGCTGAATCCTTTGGTGTTTCGCTATCTACAATCGCGAGACGAAAGCGTGATTCTAAGAAATTTGACACAGCATTAAAGAGAGGCAAGACAAAAGCCATTGACGAGGTCGCTTCTGCTCTCTTCGATTCTGCGACAGGTCGAGCTGGTAAGGATCCTAACGTGACTGCACAAGTGTTTTTCTTAAAAAATCGAGATCATGAGAACTGGAAAGACAGAGTTCATGAGACTGTCGAGCATAAGATCAGCTTGAACAAAGTTTTGCAGAACGCACAAAAACGCATTATTGATTTAGAACCTAGTTCGACCCATAAAATTGATGTCGCTCGAAACACTAATGAATACAGCGATAGTCAACTTCTCTCTAAGAAACTGACATCAGAAAATGACGATAAAACCTGACAATCGCCAGCTGGCACACCCCCCGCTCGATTCAGCACGGGTGCGTTGTTTTTGCAAACGTGTAACTAATTTTTTGTAATTTTTTTTGGTATGAAAATTTTTCTTTCTATTGCGTCTTATCAAGATCCACTTTTGCGATATACGATTGATTCTGCATTTCGCAACGCAAAGTATAAGAAAGATCTCGTGTTCGGAGTGTTCGATCAAAGTTTGCAAAAGCTCGACTTCAATCATTCGTTTATCAATATGCGTTATAAGACTTGTGATCCTGAAGATGCGAGAGGTGTTTGTTATGCAAGAAGCAAGATACAAACAGATTTATACGACAATGAAGAGATTTACATGCAAATTGACTCACACACGATATTTGATGCCAGCTGGGACGAATATCTACTCAATGAGTATGAAAAAGCAAATGATTGGTTGATTAATCCATTGATTACAGGCTATCCACGCGGTTTCGAAGTCATCATTGCAAACGATCAGTATGTTGATTGTCCGCAAGAGTATTTGTTTAAAAAGTCATTCGATATCAGTCACGAAAGCACGATTGTCATGATTGTTAAAACGCCTTTTACAAGTGATCGTTTCTGTGCAATCGAAGGACACGCAATCAATCCTTGCAAACAATATCGAGGCTTTTTCATTTCTGGCGGATTTATTTTTACTTCAGGCAATTTTGTAAATGATGTGCCTTATGATCCTGAGATTTATTTTATGGGTGAAGAACAGACACTTGCGTTGAGAGCATACACGCAAGGTTATGACATCGTACATGTACCGAATACGCCTTTGTATCATTGGTACAACACTGAGCAAAATGAGTTGAAAAGACCACTGCACTGGGAAGGTAAAAGCAAGATGTCGCAAGAAGAAATCGATGCAGGTTTTACAAGAGCAATGCACGTTTTAAAAGGCAAAGACTTCAGCAAATACGGTCTAGGCAAAAAACGCACTACGTTTTCATACGAAAAGCTCAGTGGTATCGATTATGTGCATAAGAGAATTGCGCCTGACAAAGCAATGACGTTTAACGAATACAAAGAAAAGACATGAAATACTCAGCAGAACAAGAAGAACAACTCATGACACAGCTCTGGTCGCTTACGATCAAAGATGATCCGTTGAATTTTGTACGCTACGTTTTCCCATGGGGGCAAGAAAACACCCCCCTCGCTGAATTTGAGGGTCCGAGAAAGTGGCAAGAAAAAATTTTACGAGATATTGCAACGCATATACAACGCAATCAAGCGATTGACTTGCCTGAGATGTATCGTCTCGCAGTCGCTTCAGGACGCGGCATCGGTAAATCAGCACTCGTAGCATGGATCATTCTGTTCATGTTATCAACGCGACTCGGTTCAACAATCATCGTTACAGCGAACACAGAACAACAGCTCAAATCAAGAACATGGGCAGAGCTGGGCAAATGGCTGACGTTAAGCCTGAACGCGCATTGGTTTCATAAGACAGCGACAGCGTTAAAGCCACAGCCATGGTTTGAAGAACTGCTCGTCAGAGATTTAAACATCGATTGTGGCTACTACTATGCACAAGCCCAACTCTGGTCAGAGGAAAATCCGGACGCATTCGCGGGGATCCACAGCTCGCACGGCGTTACGTTGATCTGCGATGAAGCGTCGGGAATACCCCATCAGATTTACTCAGTGAGTGAAGGCTTCTTCACAGAGCCGACACAAAATCGATTCTGGTTCGCGTTTTCAAATCC